CATGCGCAGCGACTGGGACAACTGGCGCAGGCGGCCCAGCCACCAGAAAACATATTCCGTCTGGCAGCCAACACATCCTCCGAGCTCACGCGCGGCGCCAATGCCCTTAAAAGCCTGGTGACCCTGCTGCCTACCGCCAGCGTGAAGGCCTTTGAACGCAGTGCCCTGGGCCGGGGGATGGCCAGCGTGCAGGTCGGTCTGGCCGATATCAATCGCGCCACGCAGCGGATTGGCAGCCTGATCGATACCGCCCAATCAGGCGCCAAGCGTCTGGACTCGGCGGTGCGATCGGTGCAGAGCGCGGCGACCACGGTGTCGACGCAATTGAGCGCACTCAAAGCCCAACTGGGCAGTGCGGGCACCACGACACCACTGGCATCGCCCACCGCTTCGAGCTCACGCCTGGTTGCGGGGACCGGCATGCCGACGCTCTCCAGCGCCCGGCCACACCTGTTGGTGCTGGTCGCCGAACAAGGTGAGCGTTTCTACTTTGGCCTGAACACGGCAGCCTTCGATAGCCTGCGACGGCAAAGCCAATACAACATTGCCACCCAGGAGCGTCTGGGTAGGCCGCAGGCCCTGCAAGCCGTCAATCAAGGCGGTGAGTCGCTCACGCTCTCAGGGGTGGTCTTTGCGCAGATGGCAGGCATGACCCAACTGAATGCATTGCGCCGGATCGGCTTTCAGATGAAGCCGGTCGAGCTCATTGCCGGCCACGGTGAAACCCTGGGACGCTGGTATTTGGCCAGCGTTTCGGAGGATCAAAGCGACCTGATGGCCGACGGCGCACCGCGCAAACAGACCTTTACCGTGGAATTCAAACGCTATGGCGACGACTATCAAAACCTCTGATGGCGATGTGCTCGATCGCCTGTGCTACCAGCACTATGGCCATCTGATGGGCACGGTCGAGGCGGTACTGGAGGCCAATCCGGGAGTGGCTGCGCGCGCTCAGCCCTTTGTCTCCGGTGTCGTCATCCACCTGCCGGATCTGGCCCCGGCGCGCACCGACGTGATCAACCTGTGGGACTGAGCGATGCGTGCCATCTTCCAGGTCATTGCCAACGCCCAGGACATCACCGATCTGCTCAAAGACCGCTTGATCAGCCTGCAACTGACCGACCGGGCCGGGCTGCAGTCGGACGAGTGCGAGATCCGCCTGGATGACCGTGACGACCGAATTGCCTTCCCCAGGAAAGGCGCAATGCTGCGCATCTCTCTGGGTTGGGAAGGCCAGGGGCTGAGCTTCATGGGCGCCTACACCGTGGACGAGATCGAATTCTCCGGCCCACCACGCACGCTGGGCATTCGCGGCAAGCCGGCGGATATGGCAGGTCTTGCCAAAAGCCCACGCCAGCACGCCTGGGAAAACGTGCCGCTGTCGCAAATCATTCGGGAAGTCGCTGCACGCAATCGCTGGCAGGCGGTCTGCTCGATCACCACGACGGTGCCACGGGCCGACCAGGTCGGCGAGTCGGACTTGAACTTCCTGACCCGCCTGGCGCGTCAATACAACGCTACGGCCACACTGAAGGACCGCAAGCTCGTGGTCCTGCCCCGCGCTGACGGTAAGACCGCCTCGGGTAAAAGCCTGCCGGTGATCCGTCTCTCACCAAACGAAGTAACCAGCTATCGCCTGACCTTCCCCGACCGGGGCAGCGTTGGTGCCGTGAAAACCCAGGCCCACGACACCAAGACCGGCTCAAAGATCGCCATCGTCATCCCGAACCCGGATGCCCCGGTCGGCTCCAGCAGCGCCACGCACACCGATCGTCACATCTATCCAAACCCCAGCGCCGCCAAGGCTGCAGCCAAAGCCAAACTGTCCAGCATGAACCGGCAGACCGCCAGCGGTCAGCTGGAATTGCGAGGACGCGCCGATCTGGCCGCCGAGAAGTCGGTCGAGTTGCAGGGGTTCAAGCAAGAAGTCGACGGCGCCTACCTGATCGAGTCGGTCACCCATCAGGTGGCAGGTCAAAGCTGGAGCACGTCAGTGGAAATCTCAGCAGGCAGGTCAGGCAAGGCCAAAGCTGGGCACACCAAGCCCCCCAAACGCACAACGACCGTGGCCATCCCCAGCGCCCCGTGACCTGCCAATTCCTTTTACCCCATCGACCCCGCCCCTGTGCGGGGTTTCTTGTTTCTGGAGACCGTGATGAACACACCGACCACTCGAGACGGCTGGGTATCCATGCCGCTGGACGAATTTGAGCGATTGATCGAGGACGCGGCCGAACGCGGCGCCAAGCGCGCCATGACCGATGTCGGCCTGGATGGCGAAAGCGCAGCTGCCGACATTCGTGAATTGCGTGGGCTTCTCGAAGCCTTCAATACCGCCAAGCACACCGCCTGGCAGACCCTGGTGCGCATGGTGACCACTGGCTTCATCTTGGCCCTGGTTGCCGGCGCACTGATCAAGTTGAAGTTCTTTGGGGGACACTGATCATGCTGACCTTGCTCGGATCACTGCTGGGTTTCATCAGCAGCACCTTCCCAGAATTCCTCAAGCTGTTTCGCGACAGCCAGGATCGCAAACACGAACTGGCGATCCTGGATCGACAGATGGAGCAGCAGCGGCTCGGCCACAGTCAGCGTCTGGAAGAAATCCAGATTGCGGCTGATGTTGCCGAGAGCCAGGCGCTCTACAGCTATGCCAACCATCCTACGGGCTCGCCTTGGGTGGAAGCGTTACAGGCCTCGGTGCGCCCGGTCATCACCTATGCCTTCTTCCTGGTCTTTGCTGTGGTGAAGGTCTCGGCCTTGGCCACTTTGCTGCAAACCGATGGGGTCACCTTGGCGGTGGCGCTGCAGGCCACCTGGGATGAAGAAACCCAGGCGCTGTTCGCCGCTGTGATGTCCTTCTGGTTCGGCAGCCGCCAGATCAGCAAGATGCGCAGGGGTGGCTGATGCGTCATGTCACCGAAGCGGGGCTCGACCTGATCAAACGCTTTGAAGGCTTCAGCCCCACCATTTACATCTGCCCGGCCGGCTACCCGACCATCGGCTACGGGCATGTGGTGCTTGCCCATGAACAGGATCAGTTTGCAACGGGCATCACGCAATCTGAGGCCACCGAGCTTCTGCGTAAGGACATAAGGATCGCCGAGCGAGCAGTGCTGCGGTTGATCTCGTTGCCACTGACGGATGGGCAGTTCGATGCATTGGTCTCTTTCACCTTCAACCTCGGTGCTGGGGCGCTACAGCGCTCGACCCTGAGGCGGAAGGTAAACCGTGGCGAGCACGAAGGCATCCCCGCAGAGTTGATGAAGTGGGTGTGGGCGGCAGGAAAAAAGCTCCCTGGGCTTGTCCGTCGCAGGCAGGCAGAAGGGGCTTGTTACGCCTAAATGACCCTCGCAGGCTTTGCCGATCGTGAGAAAGTTGCCAAAAGGGTGACGTACCCCCCCCCCACAGATTAAAATGGCATTTTCTCGCAAGTTGCCGGCATGAACCAAGTGACACAAAAGAATAGCCATATCACACTTTACACCTTGGCAATATCAGTCCTGGTTGTTTTTCTGTCATTTAATTGGCAGGGCAATAAAGGATTTAATCTATGGGACGAAGGCTATCTTTGGTATGGCGTTCAGCGTGTACTTCAGAATGAGGTCCCAATTCTTGACTTTTTGGCCTACGATCCTGGGAGGTATTACTGGTCAGCGGCTTTTTTAAAGGTTAGTGGTGACGATGGGATAATGAGTCTGCGTATTGCGGTTGCTATTTTTCAAGCAGCAGGCTTATTTGTGGGCTTATTGTTGGTAGCGCAGTCTGCAAAAGTCAAGGGTAAGGCCGATATCGTTTTCTGGCTTATAGCAGTGGCTACTCTTGTGGTTTGGATGTTTCCACGTCACAAGCTTTTCGATATTTCTATTTCGGTATTTCTGATTGGGGTGCTGACTTACCTCATCAGTAATCCAATACCGAAACGTTACGTTATTGCAGGAGCCTGCGTCGGGTTGATTGCAGTTTTTGGGCGCAATCATGGTGTGTATGGCGCTATTGGTAGCTTGTTGACCATCGCCTGGCTCACGATCAAGCATCGTTCTGGCTCAGGTTTTATCAAGGCTATTGTGCTGTGGAGCTCGG